AGCATTTTGCTTTATTGGCAAAAGCTCATACTGATGCGATTGCATTAGCCGAAACCCGCCAAAAGGAGTCGGTCGAAAAGCTCAAGACTGAATGGGGTGATGATTTCAACGCCAATACAGAGCTTGCTATGAGAGCAGTAAATATGTGTGGTGATGAATTTAAGGCTTTTCTTGACGGCACAAGCCTCCCTGACGGTACGAAGTTAGGTGATAATCCTATGTTCCTTAGAGCTTTTCATACCATTGGAAAATCCATGAGCGAGGATACACTTGGGATAACAACTGATACTGGGGATGAAGTCCCAAAAGATGCGTGGGGAAATACAGAAATGTCCTTCCCCAATACCCCCGGTATGGAATAATTACGGAGGTTAAAAAATGGGAACAAAGAATGCGTATGGTTCTTTAACATTTGGGGAAGTGGCAAAACGGCTGGCCCCCGATAGAAGCACTCTTGCTATTGCGGAAGTGCTTGCAGAGGAATGGCCGATTTATACCCATGCTCCTTGGAGAGAAGCAAATGACAACATGTCGAACCGTGAGGCAAGGCGATTGTCTATCCCTACCCCGACTTGGCGTAAGGTCAATGCCGGTGTTGGTATAACGGCTTCTCGTACCGTCCCAGTGATTGATACAATCGGTCTTTGCGAGGATTACAGCGAGGTTGATGTAGAGATCATCAATGCTTTCAAGGACAAGAAACAGGCCAGGATTATTGAAGCCAGGTCACATATTGATGGCATGAGACAGGAGCTTGAATCAACATTGCTTTATGGTAGCACGGACACTACGCCAGAGGAGTTTAACGGGATCTCAACCCGTATGGCTTCGCTTGTTACGGCAGCAAATGTGCTTAACGCCGGTGGAAGCGGAAGTGATTTGACTTCTATCTATGTGGTGATGTGGGGGATTGACAAAGTCTTTATGGTATATCCCCGAAATTCCGCAATGGGTATTCAGCACCAGGACTTGGGGGAAGTTACCAAATCTACCGCTACAACTGGTGTAGCAAGTGCGGCACAATTTCAGGCATACCGTGACCATTTTGTAATGAAGGCAGGGCTTGTCGTGAAAGATGACAGGTGTATTGGCCGGATTGCAAATATTGAATCCACAGGTTCGAGCAATATCTTTGATGAAGATGACCTGATTACCCTACTTCACAGGATGCCAAAGGGTATGAAACACATCTATGTCAATGATACCGTGGCGATTCAGATGCACATTGCCATGAAGGATAAGAACAATGTGACGTTTGAGCCCGGTAGTGGTGAAGGTCTGTTTGGCCCGGAAGTTGCCCGATGTCTCGGCAATCCGATTTATAAAGCTGATGAAATCCTGATCACAGAAGAAGCGATCAGCTAACAAGGAGGTAATATAAAATGGCAATGATTGATGATCTTTTGGAAATGTCTGATGCCCAGACTCCTTCAAGCAAATCTTCCGGCAATAAGAATATGTCTGAAGATGTGATTGACCTGGGGGCTGCGGGCACAGATGGATGGGGGACTTCTCTTGCCAATAGACTTGGTGGGACTGACCTCAAATGGCATTTACAGGTAAACACGGCTCTTGTGGGAGCAAGCGCGGCTATTATATGCGAGCTTAAAACCCACACTGCTACTTCTATGAAGTCAGCGGGAACAACGCTGATTAGGCATACCATCCCGGCCTTGAGTGCGGGTGGATACCGTAGGAACTTTGGTGTCCCACTTAGTACTTTGTCAAGGTATGTGGCGTGTCTGTATACTATTAGTGGGGCTGCTCTGACTTCTGGCAAGATTGATTCCAGGCTTGCGCCCGATACGGGTGATATGCCCAAATCGTAATTTAACCGACCGGAGAGGTTAAACCTTTCTGAAACCTATTATTAGGAGGTCTAAAATATGCGTTATATTGATAAGAAGTACCCGAAATTATTGGAAAAGCTAAAGGCCACCGATATTCTTGACAGGATAGAAACTGTCAGGAATAAAGATGGCCGGAAGCAATTTCATATTGATTCAAGAGATGGCAAAATCAAAAACCTCTTGCCGGATGGAATGGATATAAATTCACCGTGGATTCATACTCATCAAGATCCGAATAGGAATTGCAGACTGTATCATTTGATTTTTGATTGCATGGAATTTATTCCTTCTGAATGTATGAAATGCTGGAAGGTTGTTGCTCGACCCCGGACAGTAAAAGAAATGATTGCTGTTTTGGAATTTCAAGTAGAACTTGGTAAATACGGCAAAGTCGGGATTGAAGAAAGACCTTATGTTCATGCGCTTTACGGTGCATATTGGTATTGCAACTCCAAGGAAGAAGGTTTAGAGCGATATCAACAGGTAAGACAGGGCATATCAAAGGAAATATCTCCTGAAATAGGTGTTATTCTTAAACGATATTGCACCGAATTTGAGAAGAAATTAGGGCCGAGTTCCGGGTATAAACAACCTGCATTGGCTAAGTATTGGGAAGAACAATTTGCGGAATTAGTTGTTATTCCCAATGATAATGTCGAGACCCCGCAATATCTGAAAGATCATGTTATGCTTAATTGGTTGCGGTTTGCTTATGTCAATGGTGATAGCTCTGTTTTAGAGTTTAATGAGGGACAGCATTTTGTACCAACACCTGTTACATATCACGATAAGGAGGAATAAATTATGGCAAGATTAAAAAGATATATGTGTTTAACTGAGTGTCAGATATTTGTGGATGTCAACGGCATACAGAGACCGAAACGGTATCGTTTCGGTGAGCCATTAGATGCTGATGATAGGCCAAACCATCATTTTATCGAAGTAGATGAACGGGACCGCGATCTTGAACCCCGTGATATTCTGCTTCAACTTCTTTCAGATATTGGTATCAAGGTCCAAGATGATTGGGCAGATGATGTTTTACAACGAATATATTTGTCACATTTGCATAGCAAAAAGAAAGAAACCAACCTTGATGAATTGAGGTCCAAAGCAAAAGAAATCGGGGCCAAAGTATATTTTGGATGGAAAGACCCTCGTAAGTATCTCAAGGCTATTGAGACCCGAGAAATCGAACTAAGCGCAGAGGCATAAAATGGGTTTAACAACCGATGTAGAAATCTGCAATCTTGCTTTAGCGAAGATGGGGCATAAGGCGGCTATTACCACTTTGACGCAGGCCAATGATGCGGCTCGACAATGTAATAGATTATTTGAACCGGAGCGAGATTTAATGATGCAGGGCCACCCGTGGAATTTTGCTATGAAACGGGTGGAGTATGATGAAGATGATTATGATGATATAATCACGGCCACAACTGCCGCAAACCCTGTTGTGGTGACAGGAACGGACATTTCAGCTGCCAATATTGTTGAAGGCATGGGTGTTTATTTATGGGACACCGGCCTTGATGATCTTGATAATGAGATATTTGTGGCAACCAATGTGAATGATACGGCACAGACCTATGAGCTTTATAAGATTGACAGGGCTACAACGGTTAATGGCACAGCCTTTGGAACTGCCACAGTAGGCTATGCCCGAATATGTCCCTTGTATGGTTATACCTATCTATTCAAACTTCCTACGGATTGTCTACAAGTCCACAAGGTTGATGGTAAAGATTACAAGTTTGAACAGGAATCAGGATTTTTGTTGACAGATAATGACGTGCCACAAGTGAAATATATTGCCTTGATAACAAATGTCAGTAAATACCCAAAGGCTTTTATTAATTGTTTATCAACGAAATTAGCGGCTGAATTATCTGTTGCATTAGGAAAGGGGGATAGAAAGCAAAGCCTTCTTAAACAGTTGTATGTTATAGATATCCCACAAGCCTATAGGCTTAATGCTATTGAAGGAGATGACGACAATCCTTCGGAGGATAGCTCATGGCAAAAAGCGGGAAGATAACATTTAGGCTTATTCTTCTTTTCATTCTGTTAATCACGACCATTGCCTATGGTGCGGAGACGGCAACCAAGTATTTCTTTACCAACTTTACATCTGGTGAAATCACCCGAAAATTAGATGCCCGGACAGACTTTGAGAAGTTCTTCAATGGGGCAAGAACACTCACTAACATGGAGGTTTTTCCGTATGGTGGTGTGTTTAAACGCCCTGGCACAAAGTACGTTTCGGATGTATCAGACAGTTCTCGTAAAGTTCGATTAATACCATTTACGTTTTCCACTACACAATCCTATGTCATTGAAATGGGCCATCAATATGCCCGTTTTTACATGGATCACGGTCAAATCCAGACAGTTGATGCTAATTATAGCCTGCTTTTACATAATGATGGGACTGATGCTTCAACTGTTTTTGAGGATAAAGGTAATACAGGGCATGCTGTAACTGCCAAAGGAAACGCACAGGTTGATACGGCCTATAAAAAGTTCGGCACTGCATCTGCTATATTTGATGGGACAGGGGATTATTTAAGAGTGGATGACCATGCTGATTGGGATTTCAGTACCGGTATTTTCACTATAGATTTTTGGGTGTGGTTTGATTCTATAACGGGCCAGCAGTCCTTTTATTCCCAGTCCAAAGGAGAGAGCTATGTAACGCTCTATCAGGATTTTGACCAAGACAAACTTTATTTTTGTTCTGTTGTAAGTGGTGTTTCCAATGCTTTTGGTCATGCGACATGGATTCCATCGGTAGATACATGGTATCATGTGGCTCTTATCCGCGGATGGGCAGGTAATACAGCTACATATTCCTTTTGTGTTGACGGCTCGTCAATCGGAACCTTTACAGAATCCGGCACTACAAACCCGGATATAGCGACAACGGTTCATTTGGGTGGGGGTTGGAATACAAAGACTGTCATAGACCACGGGGAGAACTCCCATGGCCTAACATTCAATGGCACGGCGGCATTAGTGTCTGAGCCAAAATTTGGCTCAGGCGCTCTAAGCCTTGATGGGGACTCCGATTCTTTAACTTCCACTGACCACGCTGATTGGGACATAGTGGCAAATGCAACCGATGATTGGACGATAGACTTATGGGTTAAACATGATGATCATGCTGGAACCGAAGTTTATATTGAACAAATGCAAGGTGCTAATGATTTTTGGGCATTATACCACGTACACGGTTCAGGGCTTTTATTCCGGGCTCAGTCTGGTGGTGGCGATATAATTAATACGGGTTATGGTGGTGAAATTACAGATACCGACTGGCACCATATAGCACTTTGTAAGGTGGGGGCTGAATACGGAGTATATAAAGATGGTGTGCAGGTGTGCTACACAAATGATAATTCAACCGCCGACTATGCTGGCCTTTTATATCTTGGCGTACATGCTGATGGCCCGTCAAGTTATTTTGATGGCAAACTTGATGATATCCGAATAACCAAAACAAATGCCTTTAATGCCGCCCCAAATGTGGGCAAAACTGATACGATCACAGTTCCCGTATCTCCCCATGCCTTCGCTACAGATACCCGTCTTTTATTGCGGTGTGATACCAAAGACCTTGATGGTTGGTTGGATGAATTTCGTGTTAGCAAAGGAAAGGCAAGATGGACGGCTAATTTTAGCCCCCCTGAATCAGAGTATCCCTTTGGCGATAATACCGGAATCGTGTATCAAATAACTACTCCTTATTCCGAGGATGCCCTTGACACTCTCAAATATACGCAATCGGCAGACTATCTTTATATAGCACATAATGAATATCCTCCATATAAAATAACGAGATCAGACCATAATTCATGGTCGGGGGCTACCATATCTTTTACGTCCGATCCGTTTAATGCAGACAGTGGGGCTTCCGGTTATCCAGGGTGCGTAGAGTTCCATGAACAACGATTATGTTGGGCTGGTACTACGGTATATCCGCAAACCATCTTCATGTCTAAATCGGCGGATTATGAGAATATGGACACCGGAAGTGGCGCCGATGATGATGCCATTGTTCTTACAATAGCAGCTTCTCAGGTTAATGCTATCAGATGGATGAATTCAGGTTCTATCCTTGCAATAGGTACAACGGGTGGGGAATGGAAACTCGGTTCTATGACATCAAACGAACCAATACAACCTGATAATGTTGAAGTAAAGCGACAGACAACATACGGATCTGCGAATATACAATCTGAACGAGTTGGGCGAGATATTCTTTATGTACAAAAATCAGGCAGGAAAGTCAGGGATTTCAATTACAATTATGAGGTTGATGGCTATGTCTCAAGGGATATGTCACTTCTGGCAGAACATCTTACAACCGATACTACGATTAAACAAATAGCCTATCAACAAGAACCTAACGGGATTCTATGGTGTG